GTCGAAAGACTGGGGGCAATAACATTTTGTCCTCTCAATATAGAATATGTAGCTAATGATCCGTCTGTGCTATTTACAAGAAGTAACAGGTCTCCATCTGTAGTTGATGTGGCCTTTCTAAGAGCCATGTCTACAGGAGACTTTAGCAAGTGAGAAGATAATAAAGATATGTTATTTGATATGTAAGAAAGCTCAACATCACTAAATAAAAACTCTCTTAGAGATTTACCAGCACGTTGCACAAATAGTGTGCCACTTTCAGCTCCTACAGGTTTTATACCCTCAAGTGATCCTCTCCTGGTTGCACCATTAACAACCACGTTGCTAGGGGTTATAGGGTCAAGCGTAGACTGCGGTAAGAAAAACTCGCCGCCTTTTGTAAACACCTGTAAGTCTCTACCAGAAAACATTCCTGTGATTGCGTTAGTGCTATCAGTTCCAAGCGTTACGTCTATGGCATCATCGTCTAGCCCTTCACCAGGGTTAAAATCAAAAAACCTAGCCACTCTTGAAGCAAAAATAGTATTCGGTCTAGTTTTTGATCCTCCAAAATATAATCTGCCTTCATGAAAAGTTACAGTTCTTGGGTAGCCTCTTGACTCTGACCATGCTACTTCATAACCTGTTTCGATAAATGACGAGCCAGAAGCTAGGGCTGTAGTGTTAAAAAAAGGTATTTGTACTATTGCTTCGACTACGGTTGCAGAAACAAACCTTGTAATTCTTGCACGTCCTATACCGTCATTTGCCTCAACAAATTGGTTGACGTGGCTCGATGTAAAAACACTACCGCCTGCTGTTAGCGTAATGTTTCCGTCTACAGCAGATGGTGTTAGCGTTTGATTAATAGCTGTGTTACCTAATGTAAATGCATGGAAGGGAGTGTATTCAAAAGCTATCTTTTCTGCTGACCAAGTAGTATCGCCTGTTCTTGTAATTTTTACAGGAGGTCTATCTTCTTGTACAGTTATTAGAGTATCAGCTGATTGTGTAAAATCCATTTTATCTAGTTTTGCAGAAGCAAATAATCCCGTTACTCCATCGCTTATACCAAGAACCCCGCTCAAATCTAAATAATTATTACCGCTACTGTTGATATTAGTTTGCAAAACTTTGTCTTTAAATATGTACATCCTTTCGTTTACAAACAAAAGCATGTAGCTGTCTGTTGTTGAAAACTCAAAAGGCACTAATTTCATACCGCTTTGCGGATTCGTAGCGCTAGGTATCTCAAATAAAAACTGTAAGCCAGGCCTTCTCTCTGCTCCTCCTTGTGGCTGTATGAGTACGTTCCTTGCTTCTTCTAGGGCATTGTAATATTGATTGATATCAATACGTGATTTTAACAAAGGATCAAGCTCCCCTGTTGTAAAATTAGATTGTATGGTTGTAGCCCTTGTCATTGCCTAACATCTGTTAAAGGAAAATCTACTATTGCATAATTAGGTTTGCCTCTTCCGTCAATGTTAGCAGCTTGCCTAAAATATCCGCCTCTTCCATTTTCTGGAGCAGTACCAACAGCTACTTGCCTCCAATAATCTGATTTGTTTATTTGATCTGTAACTGGCTCTGCTAAATGCCAAGCCAACATATAAACTAAAAGCTGAACAAAATAAGAAGGCATCAAGCCCTCTGTAATAATACTTGATACATAATCCACATAAATTTTTTCTTCATTCGTTGCAATCGCTGGGCCAGAGTCTGTGTATATTAGTTCATAGCTTTGTATTGGTAATATACTTGTAGCACTTGAATTATACACTTGAACCGCTGTGCCAGTTAGCGCTGTAGATGGCAAATCATATTGATAGCTCCATTCATTAACAGGAACGGTTGTTGATCTGGTTAGTTCTTGTTTTACGATAGCAAAAGACCAAGGATACATAGACAAGGTCTGTCTTTTTATGGTTTCGTAGATATTGTTACAAACTGTAGAAGCGTCGTTAGTTGTATCCGTAAAGCTTGCTATTGTATCAGATCCTAGCAGCAATAGTGCTTGGTTGCATATAGTAACGTTTGTATCTCCAGCTGCCATAATATCTCCTCTGTAGCCCCCTGTGTTAAGGGTAGAAAACACAGGGGGTACATTTAGTGGTTAGTCACTATCTGTCGCACTAATGGCTGTGCCATCGCCAACATCCACAACAGTACCCGTATTGGATACTACAGGATGTAAGCTATAAGTACGAGTTCCACCTGTTGAGGCGTGGACATAAATCAGGTCTCCTACTTTGAGTAGACCAGCTGCGCTATTAAAATAGCCTTCAGCGTCGATTGCTGTCTTTGCATCAGTAGATGTATAGCTCCACATCTGAGGAGCGTTTCCAGCTTTGGATTGTCCGCCTATTGGTTGTAGGCCAGTTGAATCATATGCCATTATTAATACTCCTATTCTTCACAAGTTATTTTTACTATGCCTTCGTCGTCAATAGCAACGGCACCAGCACTAAACATTGAATTGACTAAGAAAGATGTCTTTTCAGGGACATAGTTGATCTCAGTTTTTTGGTTCATGTTTACTGCCATACCGCAAGCGCTGCGATGAAAAGCAAAGATTGTTCTGTCGCTAGATGAAAGAGGTAATCCGCCTTCGTCTCTGTCTCCTAATACATAGAAGTTGAAACCTAAGAAGGTGTTTATCTCTCCACTAACCAACGCCTTAATTGATGCAAAATCACCAGATACAGCTCTTTCATCACCTAGTAAACCAGATAATGAGTTTGCGTGTACCACAATGTGTCTGTCATCAAACGGAACGTTTTTAGCATCAAGCGCTTTTTTAGCAGCGATTAGCTTACCAACGTTTAAGTTTGATGCAGCAGCAGAACCAGTTGTAACAACGGTTTTTGCTACAGTCGACGGTGATGAAGCAGCGTCTAAAGCATCTATAATTAATTGATCCATTCTTCTACCGATAGCCTTTGATACTACCTGTACAAGCTCAGAACGCTCGTCAAAGTTGACCTTTGCTTGATGAAATACATCGCTATATTCAGCTGCATTAAAATCACTCATTGTTGCTGTAACCTGTGAATATGTAACATTCAATGGGGTTACGTCAGTTTGAGGTATGCGAGTTGTAGCGGATCCTTTACCAAGTTTAGGAAACTTATATGTGTTGCCTTGTACGCCTTGTCTGAGTCTTACACAGTTTAAGATAGAGCTTTCACCCTGATAAGCTTGCTTTACTTCAGCGTCAAAAAGCGTAACAAAAGCATTTGTAATTGATTGTGCCATACAAATATCTCCTTTGTATTGTTAAACAAATTTCTCTTGCAGTTATCTGGATTCGCCCAGGCTGACGTTGTGTACTTTCACACATGCCAGAAGGCCATGAATGGTTATCTTCCCCTTGAATATAAACTTTTTAATTTAAAAAATCAAATAAAACTAGATAACACCTGTACTCGTAGCTTCACCAGGAAATAGTCTTTCAGCTATTTTTGCAACCTTTTCTCTGTAGATGGGATCTTCTTTATATTCTTTTGATCCAACCATAGCGTAAAACTCCTCTTTGCTAGGCAATCCATCCGTATTCACAGGAGCTGTAGGTATATCATAGCCTTCATAATATTTTCTTAATTTAGTTATGACATTTATTCCTTCTGCCGTAGCTGCTAAAACCTCTATTTCTTTGACATCGTCTTTGCCTAAAACTCCTTTATCAGCCAAACCTCTTACCCAGCCGACTGTGCCTTTTACTATATCTGGTCCATTTGGTCCTAATTTAGCTAGTTCTGCTTTTTCATCAATAGTCTCAGAAGCTACTTGCTGTTCAGACAATTCGAGAAATGTGCCTACTAAAGTGTCCACAGCTTCTTGAGTTGGTTTGTTTTCTTGAATCCATCCTGTAACAAACTGTTTTAGAGGATCATCATCTTCAACGTCATCTAATAAACTAAAGTCATATTCTTTTGGAGCTTTGTGCTTGCCCATAGAAAACTGTTTTTGAATCTCGTTGTATGAGTCTGATAGCTTTTGTTGGTCTACCTTGCCAGTTTCTTTATCAATAAATTTCTGAGCTATGTTTGTTGGTAACTCAACAATGTTATCTTCGTCCTTTATCTGTGTTTCTTCTTCAGTTTTGTGCGCTATCTCCTCTGGTGCTTGCTCTACTGGTTCTTGTGCAGATGCTTCAGCATTAGCATTTGCTAATAAACCTTCTGGTTTTTCTTCTTCTTGATCTTGTGTAACTGTTTCATTCATGACTTAGCCCTCTCTATTCTTTGGTTTATCTCTCTTATTATGCTGTTTTGGCCTTCTCTAGCATACCCGTATGAGTTATCAAACCCAGGTATCCATGTTGGCTGTTCCAGCGTTTTGTGCATCAAATACGTTAAAACTTTTCTGCCTTCCTCTGATTCAAAGGTTCTGGCAAAAGCCTTGTCTAATTCTACTTGGTTGTCTTTAGGTTTTGTTTTTCTTTTTTCTTCTAGATCTAAGACCTGTATACCTTCCCATCCAGCTGTCATGCTTTAGCCTCCTCTGTCAATGCTTCTTCTGGCTGTTGCACTTCTGGAGCTGGCTGTTCCATCTGCTCCATTAGACCACCCGATAGGTTTGCGGTAGCCATTGCTTGTTGGACTATTTGTTCTTTTTCTTCTGGTGTGTTTCTTAATGATGCTGGTACCCCAAACTTGTCAGCAATAAATGAGGCTACTTCGTCAGGTTTTAGTTCAGCAACACCTCCAGGCCCAAGAGTATTAGCTATTTGTACAAACTGCATTACCTCATTTACCTCTTCTAGGTTTTGAGCTTTTGCTAGGGGAGACACAGG